GTTGGCTATCTGCGCGAGTGGAGCGGCAAGGGCGGGGACATCTACGCGACCACCGAGGCCGCGTTCGAGATGTGCGACGAGTTCGGCGCCAAGGACCTGATCTACGACGCCGACGGGCTCGGCGCGGGCGTGCGCGGCGACGCCCGGATTCTCAACGAGCGCCGGGAGATGGCCGGGGCGCGCAAGATACCGATATGGCCCTTCCGCGGTTCTGGCGCCGTGGTCGAGCCGGAGGGCGAGTTCGAGCCCGGCACCAAGGGCGGACCGGGCCGCAAGAACGAGGACTACTTCAAGAACCTGAAGACCCAGGGTTGGTGGTCGCTGCGCCGGCGCTTCCAGCGCACGCACCGGTGGGCGACGCGCGGCATCAAATGCGACCCTGGCGATGTGATCTCGCTCAGCACGGACATGCCATTACTGATGCGCCTTGTGGCCGAACTAACCCAACCCACCTACAAGCAAGACGCCACCGGCAAGCTCGTCATCGACAAGATGCCGGACGGAATGAAGTCGCCCAACCTTGGGGACGCGATGATGATGAAGTTCGCCCCCCGCGCAGCGCGACCGCTCGCCATTACGCCCGAGGTATTGGCCGCGCTCGGCGCGCCAATGCGTCGGTAAAATCAAAAAATCAAACCGCTAGCTTTTCAAAGCTGTGCGTGCCATCCTGCCTCGGAAGGAGCAACGCGCATGATCCCTATCGTGATCGCCTTCCTGACCCTGGCTGCTTGGCAGAACGTCGCCGGCGAGTGGGAGCAGTACCGGCTCAATGACAGCCAGATGCAGTGGTTCAAGTCGGTGCGTAGCAAAACGAACGTGCCTTGCTGCAGCATTGCGGACGGCCACCCCACGGAGCAACGGCGCGCTGCGGACGGTCACTACCAGGTGCCGGACCCCCGAGCCGAGCATGCGGGCGAGTGGCTTGACGTGCCCGCCGAGGCTATGACGACGCCGGCCAATAATCCGGTGGGTGTGGCGACGGTGTGGTATTCGCTGAACAACGGCTTTCCGGGAGCGATCTACATTCGATGCTTCGTCCCCGAGGCCGAAACTTGATTACGTGAAATATCAAACGCGGGAATCAAACCAATGAGAGGCGGCGCGCGACCCGGAGCGGGACGAAAGCCATTGTCCGCGGAAGAAAAGCAGCGCCGCGCCGCAGCTAAAGGCGCTCTGACCGATCGGCTTCGCGCTCAACCCGCCGCCCAGCCAAAGGCAAGCACTTGGGCCGATAAGGTCCCCGAGGAGTTCAAACGCAGCCTCTCGCGCAACGCCACCCGCGCGTTGATCGCTCTCGGCAATGCCCCTGCGGTGCTCAATCGCGATCGGCCAGAGCTCAACCCGTTCAAGTTGCCAGATTTCCCGCCCGGGGTGGCACCTCCCAAGAAGCTCACGATGGCGATGGACGACGCGCTGAGCGGGCCGTTCCAATGGGCGTCGACGCAATGGGCCGGCCAACTCTATGGCGGCCTCGCCTCTGAGGGCCTCGTGTTCCCTGGCTATGCCTACCTGTCGCAACTCGCCATCCGCCCCGAGTATCGCATCGCCTCCGAGACGATCGCCGACGAGATGACGCGGAAGTGGATACGATTCCGCGGCGTGGGCGAGAACCCGGCCGAGACGGACGACGATGACGACGAGCGGGACGATCTCAGCGCGCTCGAGGACGAGGTCGATCGCGACCGCAAGGGCGAGCACCGGTCCGGCGGCCCGAAAACCAAGGACAAGTCAGAGCGCATCAAGGAACTCACCGACTTCATGGACCACCTGGGCGTCAAGGACGCCTATTACAACGCGGCGCTGGGTGGCGGTCTGTACGGCCGCATGCATCTGTTTCACGAGATCAATGGCAATGAGGGTGAGACGCCGAAAGGGCTGGAAGAGCTGAAAAGCAACCTGGGGGACGGTCGCGGCGACATCAGCAAGTCGAAGATCGGCCCTGAGTCGCCGCTTACCGGTATCCGGGCGATCGAGCCGCTATGGATCTATCCGACGACCTATAGCGCTATCAATCCTCTGCGGCGCGACTTCTACAGACCACAGGTGTGGTATTTGCAGGGCCAGGAATGCCACGTCAGTCGCCTATTCTGCTTCAACCCGCGGCCCGTCCCGGACATCCTCAAGCCGTCCTTTGCGTTCGGCGGGATATCGCTCACGCAGCTTGGCACCCCCTACGTCGATATTTGGCTGCAGACGCGCCAAGCGATCGCGGAGCTCATCAAGTCGTTCTCGACTATGGTGCTCTCGACAGACATGCAGGCTATCCTGCAGGACCCGAACCTTGGTGGTCCCGGCCTGCTGGCGCGCGTGCAGGCATTCAACAAGACGCGCGGGAACCAGGGCACATTCGTCATCAACAAGAGCACCGAGGAATTCTCGAATGTTTCGGCCTCGCTCGCCGGCCTGCATGAGCTCCAGGCACAGGCGCAGGAGCATATGTGCGCGATCTGGCGCATCCCGGCCGTCAAATACACGGGGCTGCAGCCGACCGGCCTCAACGCTTCTAGCGAGGGCGAGATCAAGGTTTTCGAAGACACCACGCACGGGATGCAAGAGCGCTCGGTACGGCCGCACCTGACCGTCACCGTCCGATTCTGCATGCTCTCGCTGTGGGGAGAGGTGGACGAGGACATCGTTTTCGACTTCGTGCCGCTCCGCGAGCTCAGCGAGAAGGAGCAGGCCGAGCTCGGCAAACTCAAGGCCGAGACCGACGACCTCCTGATGAACGGGTGCCAGGCGATCGGGCCAAAGGAGGTCCGGCAGCGCATCTCGTCGGACCCGGACAGCGACTATCCCGACCTCGATCCTGATGAGGAGCCGGACCTGCCGGAACCTCGCGTCGATGATGCCGGAGGCAAGGTGAACTTGAAGGGCAACGAAGGATATGGTGGCGGGGCTGGGAACAAGGCGGCCGCTGGCGAGGATGCCAACCCGGAGTGGAACGAGAGCGACCATCCGCGTACGCCTGATGGAAAGTTCGGTAGCGGCGGCGGGAAACCGATACACGTGGTGGCGCGTACGACGTCGGAAGGCAAGCCGGTCCTGCTCGGCGCCCATGCGACGCCACAGGCGGCCCAAGCTCATCAAGACCAAATCCATGAAAGCGATTGGAACAAGGAACAGCGCGACTTCGATGAAGAAGATCGCGAGAACTTCCCCGGCCATCACGGCTATTTGAAGTCTCAACAAAATGTGCGCGGCGAGATCGCCTATCCAGAGATGATCGCCCGCTGGCACGCCGGAACCGGGGGCGTAGGACCTGGGGGCGAGACGCATGTGGTAGCGACGGGCGTCCATGACCCCGCAATCGGGGCTACCGGCGAGGTAAAGGTTCACGGGACCTATGCCACGAAGCAGGAGGCCATGGCCGCGGCCGACGCCGTGGCTCAGGTGCAGTGGCAGCAGCATGGCGAGAAAGTCGGTAATGATGATGACGCATGGGCGGATGCGATCAACGACGAGGTTGATCACTGGAACACCCAGAATCCGGGCAAGAAGATTGACCCCGAGGCAGTTGGGTCGAGCAGCGAGTTCGGCCACGCCCACCCGGAGGGCTACTCGTCAGAGCGCTCATGGTATTACGAGGACGCGGATGGGAAGCACGCACTCCCGCCGGTCCTTGCCAAGGCGGTGGATGATACCGAGACTCGTCCGCTGCCATATCCGGGGCTCAAGAAAGCGCTAGCCTATTGGAAGGACCAGTCCGACACGGATCACATCGTGCCGGTGATCAAGCAATTGAAGATGGCACCTTAGCGGTGTTGACGCCGGCCGCTCGGCGACAGAACAATGCCGGCATCGTCAACAATGTTCCTCGAAAGGGAATCGCCATGCATATATCCACGATTCAAGACCTTGGGTACCACGCAGGCCAGCAGGCCGCCAAAGCGATGTCAGCGGTCGCGGACCTTGTCGACGATTTGCAAGAAAGGATGGTCCTGCAGACCTATGCTGCGAGCATGGTGTGCGCGACATTGATAGCTACGGCCGCTGAAGTCGCCGAAAGAGACCATCCAGACCACAAGATGAGCGAGGCCTTCGTTATGGACATCATGGGGATGGTTTCCCGACTGGTAGCCGCTGGCGTCATGCTCGGCGAGAAACAAATGGCCCAGCGGGCGGCCGAATGAACCGCTCGCACCCTCTGCGGGCTGGGCAAGGCGACCCGCGCGACGTCTACCAGCGGGCATTGGGAGCACCAATTCCAGTTGCCCTGGATGCCGCGCCACCAAACCCGAAAAAGCGGGCAAAACGTCAACAAAGACGCGGCAGCCGCCCCAATGCCGGCATCGAGGCCGAGTACCACGCCCGCATGGAGCGCCTCGTGGCCGAGATGGCGGCCTCGGTGCTCTACTGGACGAAGGCCATTTACCGGGCTAATGAGCCGGCGACGGTCAAGCTGGCCATGGATGGGACTCATGTGGTGGGTAATGCTATTTCCGATTATGTTGTGGGCAGTCCTATGGTTGGGTCTCGTCGGCTGGGTATGGATCGCAAGTCGGCCGCCGAGCAGATCACGGAAGCGTTCGCGAAGCTGGCGAAGCGCTGGCAGGCGAAGTTCGATGAGGCGGCGCCTCGCCTCGCTCGCTGGTTCGCAACGGCGGCTTCAAAGCGAAGCGACGCCACGCTCCAACGTATCCTCAAGGACGGCGGCTTCACGGTTCGGTTCAAGATGACGCCCGCTGCCGCCGACATCATCGATGCCGCCGTGGCCGAGAATGTTGCGCTCATCCGGTCCATCCCCCAGCAGTACCTGACCCAGGTCGAAGGGGCGGTGATGCGCTCCGTAAGGCAAGGCCGCGACCTGGGGCCGCTCGCCAAGGAACTGCGGAAGCAGTACGGGGTGACGAAGCGTCGAGCCGCGCTCATCGCCCGAGATCAGAACAACAAGGCGACCGCAGACATGACGCGGGCTCGGCAGGTCGAGAAGGGCTATAGAGCCATCTGGAGACATTCGCACGCCGGGAAGGTGCCACGGCCGACGCATGTTGCCAACGACGGGAAAGTCTACGATCCTGTGCGCGGCTGGCGGGACCCAGCCATCAATAAGCTCATTTGGCCGGGTACCGAAGTGAACTGTAGGTGCTTCTCGCAGACTATAATTCCAGGATTCGAGCCATGAATGTGAAATTGAGAGATAATGAAGTTCTGGTCAGGCCTTTGCCAGATCAATGGTGGTGTACGTCACATGACCGGGAAGCCACGCATGTCCGAATAGTTGCCGGACGGCAGGAACATTGCTGCGATCCTGGTCTTAGCGGCATCATGTACCCATGCCGCTGCAAACCGGCCGCCTATGAAAGGGCCATGGATCCCGAGGAAACAGCCGCTTACCGTGCCAACGAACCGGCGACCGTCAAGCTTGCTATGGATGGAACCATGATCGAGAGCGAAGAAAAGGCGAAGGCCAACGAATTGAAGGAGCGGGCGCTCGCGGCCGCCGAGCAGATCGCGGGCGTTCTCGCCGAGGGCCAGAAATATGGGCTGGAGGTGACCATCGGGCAGATCAGAGCCCTATTTCCAAGAAGGCCTCGCGACATCAATGAGCGATGAGATCAACTTCGAGGGAGTGAGGAAAGCCATTGTCGGCAAGGTCGGGCCCGTCCTCAAGCCGTTGATAGCCGAGGAAATAGCGCAATTGGCGAGAGCGATCGGGAGGGCAAATGAAAAGGGCCATCATATCGAGGCGTTCATTTTTTTTGGAGACCCTCGCGACCCCGATGTCCCGTCCATCCACTTGAAGACACCAAGTCG